TTGAAAACCGGCGTGCGTGAGAGCGTACCGTGGGTTCGAATCCCACCCCATCTGCCATTTTTCAGCAAAATCAATATGTTACGGACGTTTTTTCCCCGATGCCATAACCTTAGTTTTGTGCTTATTCCTTTTTCACCAAAAGAAAACGCTGCTATCGTCGGCTACGTCGCTCTCTCAAAGGGAACCACCATGCCGGAACACTCAACTATTTTTCTGGAACGAGGGCGTATTCACCTACAGGCCGCTGATCTGGTAATTGCGTCAGGCACCGGAACACATGAGTTCTTTGATCCACTCGCCACCCTCTTATTGTTCTCGACAGAGATTTGCCTGAAGGCGGTGATCGTCCACAAAACCGGGAAAATACCATTTAAGCACGACATCGATAATTTTTTGGAATCTGCTGTTGAACAGGGACTGCAAGTTTCAAATGAGCTTGCTGCCGGTATTTTCATGGTGGCGACGCCTTACAAACAGCATGCGCCGAGGTACGCCCCGCATCACGAGAAAATCCAAGCCATGCCTCCTATCTCTATAATGCGAGAAATCGCAGAACAAACCTATAATCGTTGCAGGGCTTTGATTCGGGGTGACAGCTCGCCGCTTGGATTTCGGTCGTTGTCTCTCGATGAAGTGAGGGAACTCCGGCGTCGCGTTACAGATGCATACCAAACGCAAATATCCACATTTGATCCTACCAAGGTTTACAGCGCGGAAGACGCTCCTCCGATCCCCCCCGGAACGATCACTCTCACGCCTAAGAAGAAACCATAAACCCCGCTGCCCTGTTTGATCAGGGAGGCGGGGCTTTTATCAGGCTGCTTTGTAGAGCGCCTTCAGTTCTTCCAAGTCTTCCGCAAGCATGGCACTGTAAGCCGTTGCTGCCGCTTCCGTCAGACCCTTGGCAAACGGCGAGTTTCGCACCCACTGGAGCGTTGACTGCCCCACCTTCGGCTTGACGTGCGCCACGGCGAAACCGTGTTCATGATCATGCGTCAACACGACATCGCGGATCGTCATTTGCATGTCGGGCAAAAAGAATTGGACCTTTGCCAGTTTGCGGAAACCTGTGTCCCGGTCATAGCCCTTGATAGGCTCAATGCTGATAGTCTTCACCTTCACGGCTTTCCCTCCTCTGCTCGAAATGTAATGAAATCCCCTTTCTCTGAAGGCGTCATTAGCTTGATGTTGTATCTACGGTTATCGCGGGTATCGCGCATGAACCATGTCGTGTTGACGCCCTTTGACTTCGGCTGCATTCGGATCGTGACTTCAACCGTCCTTTTGCCGCTCACCACGCCGTTAAGGTAAATCTCGTCACCATCTAGGACGCGGAACCGGCCTGCCGTGGTAAACCGCAAGGCGGGTGGACCGGCTCCCGGTGTAATTGTGCCGAAACCGTCATTTCCGTCTGTTGGCTGCCAGAAGGCGAAGGAACGGCGAAGATCGCCGCCCCCCGTCATTGCTGCACCTCCGATGCCTGGGCATTTTGTGCCACGCCTAGCGCCGCCATATTCAACGGCTGCATGTAGGTATCGCCTCCCGGAACCTTGCTCATGTTCTCGAATGCGCGAATGTCATCCACCGACAGGAAGCCAGCTTCACGGCCAATCTTGTAAGCCGCGTAGCGGGTAGCCAGATCACCACGAAGCAAGCCGGACAGGTCATGCTCGATGTAGTGCGTCTTTCGAGCCTCCGGCGAAAGCAGCGTCGTGTTGTAGACGCTTTCGATACGCTTGGCCCACGGCGCAAGGACTCGAGTCACAAGGGCGCGACTTTCCTCGCCAATGTTGCTGTAGGTCGCATCGTCGGTAATGCCCACGGCAGACGGCGGAACGCCATAGACGCGGCAGATATCCAGATTTGACAGCTTGCGGCTTTCGAGGAATTCCGAGTCCTTGGAAGAAAACTGGAAAGTCTCGAATTTCGCGCCGCCGTCAAGAATCATTACCTCACCGGCTTTCATCTGCCCCACGAAGCGCTCCTTGAACTTCGCGATAGCGCCGTCCTTGCCGGGGCCGGAAAGCTTTTCAGGAAACACCATCGCTCCAGCCGGACGGAAGTTGTTTTCTGCTGCCGCGCCTGCCGTGTCCTGTTGAGCCAAGGCAAGGCCGAAGGTCGCGCTTGCGATCTGGATAGGCGACAGACCGAGAACGCCGTCTTTCGTCCGGTAACGCACATGCAAGATTTCGTCTTGCGTGTAGGTTTCCGTTCCACCGTTCGCCAAAGCGATCTTGTAGCGAAGGCGACCGGTTGAAAGTCGTTCCACCGTGACCGAAGGCGACGGAATTGGATGCAGCGCGGTAATCTGGCTGCGGCCATTTCGTTCAATCCGGGCGTAAGCATTGCCGTACATCAGCGCCGAAACATTCATCCATTCCCGGCCCTCAAATGCGGTCAGGAGCGGAGAGAACGTATCTTTCAGCACTGGGTATAGCGCATGATCAGAAGCCGCTTCCCGGCCACCGTCATCCGTTCTCCGGTAGACCTTCAGCGGCACGGCTGCCAGTTGTTCCGCGATTAGCTGGATACACCGATGGGCGACGGCATGGCCGCTGGCCTTCTCAATGTCGGCACGGGCCTGCCAGCGCGCACCAAGGAACTCGCCTAGGAACGGATCGCTTGAAGAGACAGCGCGCGTTTCCTTTGTCCTAAACGGCCACATATGCACCTCCTTCCAATTCCAAGATTCGAATGCGGCGCTCCGCGTCGGTCATTGCCTTGCGTGACCGGACGGCAAGAGACGTGCCGGAATATGCCGGAAAGGCCTGCACAACGCTGATTTCGCGGAGGTCAATAGCCTTCAGGGTCCGCTTTTCGCCGTGCCATTCGTCGCCGCCTTCCGGGACGTTGAAACCGAACGACATGCCGCCGATATCATGGCGGGCAGCAAGCGAAGCGATATCGCGGCCCAACTGTGTGTCTGGCAAATCTAGTTCGAAACGGAGTCCTTTCTGATCCTCTTCGAGGATCAGGCTGCCCGACGCGCTCCGGCCCAACACCTTGCCGGGGTCATGATCGACAAGCGCCAGAATGTCAGGGTTCGAACGAAGCGAAGCACCAAATGCGCCAGCCTGAATCACTTCGCTAAAATCGCCAATGCGGGTTTCGAGGCCAAACGTCGCCACGTAGCCCGTCAGTTTCTTTCCTACGGCCTTAACGTCGGTCGCCGCACGCTTTTCAAAGTTGCTCAAAACGATACCTCCCTGAATGGCTGCACAAGGGCGTCAACGCCGAATGCGATTGCTTGTGGTGGTTTCTCCGCTGCTGCCTCGCGAAAGGCAAACCAATGCCCGACTAGCAAAAGCGCCGCATGTTTGACGGGGGGTGAGGCCAGCTTGTCGGCAGGTACGCCGATTTCTGAAATGTAGCCTTCCGCCGCGTTGATGAGGGTCGAGACGTAGGCATCATCCTCCGGGTAATCTACCCGGAGGTGAGCCTTTGCCTCTGCGAGAGAGACAGACGCCATATTAGGCGACGGCCTTCCATGCGAATGCTTCGGGATGACGTATAGCCACGTCAGCATCAAGGAACGCATGCAGGCGCAGACCGCCCTTAGAAGCGTCGGTGTAGGGGTTGGCGAGAATGTCAACGCCGCTCCAGTATCCCACAAGGAGATTTGCGAACGCGCCGAAGATCAGCGGGTTTTCGCCGCCAATGGTCGGAACCTGATTAGTGGCAACAACGCGCTCATTGTGGAACGTGTCAGCCGTGGAAATCGGGCGCTGCTGACCGTCCTTCAACTTGCGGGCAACGCCCATCAGCGCCGGGTTGGTCAAGAAGCCCGTGGTGCCGGTCACGTCGTCAATCTGGAGTGCTGCGATAAGGTCCGCTGCAATGTCCGTCAGGTCCGTCGCAGTGGTCGCGCTTTCTGTGATTTGCGTCAGGATGCCAACGGGCTGCTTTGCGGCGGCGGTGCCGTTGATCGCAGCGGAGTCGAGAGCCTGCGCAAGAACGAAAGCCAAGTCCTGACGAAGCACGTTTTCGAGCGCAACGCCGTTCTGAAGCAGGAGACGGCGGGAAAGGTACATTTCGCCGGAAACCGTCTTCGGAGACAGCGAAACCTTGTCGAAAGTCGCATCGCTCGCCGTGGTGGCTTCATCTTCGTTCACCCAGTAGGCCTGCGGGCCAGAGGTGAGGCGCGGCAGGTCGAGATTGCCGGTCAGGCCGGAAATGACCGTTGCGCCGAGAGACTGCACAGCCAGAACCGGGCGAAGGCGATCAATAAGGCCGCCGAGGTTCGTTGCAACAGTGTTGCCAGCGGTGCCGGTCGTGAGCATGGCGCGGTTTTCGTCACCGAAGATGAGAGAGGTAGGAACCATCACGCCGCGCACTTCGCGACCCTTGGACAGTTCGTCGTGGACTTCGCGTTCAACGCCGGTCAGGCTGTCGCCATTGCCTTCGCGGATGGCCTTGGAAACGGAATAGGAACGCAGTTCGCGAGCCATGGCGTCACCCTGCGGTGCTGCTTCGTGGCGCTCGAATTCTGCGATGGTTGCAGCATTCTTGATCTGGCCATCAAGGGCACGAATTTCGCCTTCGATTGCTGTAAACTTCGCGTTGTCCGGGTTCTCGCCAAGGGCCTTCAGTTCTGCGAGCTTGGATGCACGGGTTTCGCGAAGATGGAACAGATTCATATAGTCTCCTTTTCTAGTAAGCGCGCAAAGAGCCATGCCGATACGGAATTGCTCGGTTGGGTAGGCGCAACAATGTCATGGTTGTTTTACTGCCTTCGGCAGTGCTGCCCGCCCCTCAATCGGGACAGGCTCGCCGGTTCAAGTCTTATGCTTGCGTCCGGTGATTGTGGTTATACTCCGTTTTGCTTTCGCATCAACAGTAAATCTCAAAAAGCAAGGAAGTATATTTTTGCACCGTTTGCTTGACAAAACAGCTGGTGCGGATTTTTTTACAAGGATGCTATTGATCGATCAATTTTGCGCTGTGAAAGAACAGGCTCGCCGTATTCACCAGAATTTCTTCGCTGAAATCGTCGTCACCAAATATTTCTTTGTCTTCTTCCGTGCTTAGTGGCGTCCGAAACTTCACCAAAGTGCCGTTTACCGCAATGCATTCGAAATGCTGGCGAGTTTCATATGTCCCGTACTTTCCCTCGTAGTTTTCGCCAGTCTCAAGAATCGTCAGCTCGTACCTTTTGCCGACCTCAAACATTCATCATATCTCCCTTTAAGCATCTTCCATTAAACACGCTGGAAGAGCATTGTCTTCCTCATGTCGCGCAGCAGTTTGCAATGCCATCGCGAGCGCCACAAGCCCATCGATGCGCCCGGATGCTTTCGACTTATCGAGCTTTCGAGCGCCGGATGGGTCTTTCGTGACGACAGCGTTCGCCGCACACATCCGAAGCAACGGATTTCCGGCGTGGTTGACCTTCTGTTGCGCGACCGCTACCTCCAGCATGTCAACGGCTGGAGACATGTCTTTGTAGCCTTGCCCGAACGGCTGAAGCGGTAAATCAATCGAAGCCTTCGCCAGTTCGCGCCGCAAGTCCTCAATGCGCCAGCGGTCAAAGGCAATTTCCCGGATATCGAACCGACCCGCCTCATCAGCGATGTATTCCGCAACGGCCTGCGGATCGATGACCTTGCCCGGCAACAACGTTAGCCTCGCATCCGCCTGCCGCGCCCAAACGTTGTACGGCACGCGGTCATTCTCCGATTTGCCGTCAATATCGAACTGAGGCAGGAAGAACCGGGGCAGGACGGTAAACCGGCCATCGTCTTCAGGGAAAACCAGCACGAACGCCGTCAAGTCTCGCGCCGCTGACAGGTCAAGAGCGCCATAGCATTCCCGGCCTTCAAGCGCGGCTTCGTCAATCGGCCCTAGATCGCAGTCGTTCCACTCGCGCGCCGCGATGAAGCGAACCGTGCCGTCAATTCTCTGGTTGAGAATCTTGTTGCGGAAGTCCGCTTCCTTCGACGGGATTCGCTGCGCCTGTGCCGCCATGCGTTCAACCTGCTCCAAGGCAAGGAAATCGCCTAGAGCCGGGTTTGCCTTGATCCACGTTTCGTAAGACCACGCATCCTCTTCCGGGTCAGTCGTGAATAAAGCCAGATGGAAGCTTTCGTCCTCGACTTCGCCGGTCCTCACCTTAAGCCCGTAGTCGATCATCTCCGAAAAGAAATGGGTGTCGTCTTTCGCTTGGGTCGAGATCACCACAACAAGTGGTTCGTCGCGCGCACCAAGGGCGGAATCCATGGCGTCGAATAGGTCGCGCTTCACCCAATACCCGGCTTCATCGGCAAGGAAGAATGAGGGCGACAAACCGAGCTTAGAATCAGCGTCGGCACTCACGGCCTTCAGAACGGAGCCTTCACCGGGATATCCGGCCTCGACTTCGATTTCCTTGCTGAATTTGATGATATTGACGCGCTCCGAAAGCTCGACGTGCGCTTCCAGCATAGCCTTGCACTCTGCCCAAGCCTTACCGGCCTGAATCTTGTCCATCGCGCCGAAGTACAATTCACCACGTTGTTCCGCCTCCGGGCCTACCAGATGGCAAAGGGCGAGGGCGGCGCTCAAGCCCGTCTTGCCGTTCTTGCGGCCCATAGACAGGACGGCGGTTCGCACCGGGCGACGGCCATACTCGTCGGTAGCATAAATCGGCGCAAGGAATTCGTCTATCTGCCAGTCACGTAACTGCATGTTCTGGCCCGCAAGTTTCCCCTGCGTAATTTTCATGTCGTTGACGAATGCGACAACGGCTTCAAGCCGGGTGAGGCCTTCGACCTCCCAAGGAAGCACCTTGCGGTGCTTCGGCTGCCCGCCACTCATGATATCCCCGGTCTTGCCGGATGCTTTCGGCTTTGCGCCGGGTCCACGACGGCCCATACTCCATCTCCTTTCACATCACTTTCTTTGATCCTTTTCATTGATCGATCAAAATATTTGAAACTAAGTCTTCGCGAATGCCCCACGCCGTTCCCCGGCACGTTGACTCCCGTCTTTCGAGCCTCCCTACCTATGAAACAGGGCGGGGAAGCCCGTCAGGTGTCGTTCCAGCCTTCCGGGTCAATCGGGTTGCCTTCCACATCGAAGCCAGCCCACGCCCGCCTGAAGCCGCTGCTGCGACCTGTCTTGGCCGTGCGTCTGTCTTTGGCATTCGTCTTCCGGTTATGGCAGCTTGCGCACATACTCGTTAGGCCGGACAGGGGAGGGAACGCGTCACCTCCCGCATTGATAGCCTTGTCATGGTCCACGACTTCCGCAATCTCGATGACGCCACGCGCACGGCACGGCTCACAGACTGGGCATTCCATCAGCTTGGCTATGCGCAGCCGTTGCCACTGAGCCGTGTTATACGGCCATCTGCTCATGAGGGGCGGGCAGCCTGCCGCGTAGCGGCAGTGACGAGAACCTGCGGCTTGACCGGGATAGGCTGTTTCCGCACCGGATCGATACGGCTCAGACGTGCAAACACTTGCCGGTTTTGGTGCATCAGTTTCATTGCACTGCCACCCATTCACCGTGTCCAACAGCTTTAGCCAGACCATGGCGCTTCAGGCGCAGCAGGGCCTCGTTCACCTCGTGACGCCCGTAACCCGTGAGCCGCGACAAGATCATGGGTGCTGCCGGTATTGACCGCTTCCGTAGGAGGGCAAGAACCTTTTCGTCTGGCTTTGGCAAACCACTCCATGCGACCGGCTTCCCTACCAGCGCGTTGATGACCTGCATATTTTCGGTGTTTGTCCTTTCGTTCATTCGTTTCTCCTTTTGTCTATATGATAGGTACAAACGGTAGTTACGGTAGTTTGAACAAACCGAAATACCCTTACTACCGATACTATTTAATGTGATGCTAGAAGGACTTAGCTAGACTGTCCTCATATTAGCAATTGCGAAACTACCGTAACTACCGTTCCTACCGAATGGTATGGTAGTTTCGTTCGTCATGAGCTTTTCGGCTCTAGGCCGCGAAGAACCCATTTGCCGCGCCCGATCCTCGTAACCTTCCGGCTGGCACTCAACCGTTTCAGGCTCTTCGAAACGTCAAGCGGCTTTTCGTGGATGACTGCCGCCAGTTCGCTAGGGCCAATAGGATTGCCATTCATGAATCCAAGCTGCTGCAATATCTTGCCGGTCACGTCGCCGTAGCCTTGGCGGTCGCTTTCGTCGCTTTCGGTGTCGATCTCCCAAACACAAGCATCGGCGTCGAACCGCACCCTGAAGTCAAACTCCTGAAAGTCGCGCCCACGGCCATAAAGTCCCAAATCGCCGTCTTCATTTGGGACAAGCAAAATCGTCCCATCTGCTGCACCCGAAATGCCCCCCGTGCCACTCACACGGTCGAAAGGATCGACCGCGCTGGCGCTGCCCTTGTTCGTATGGTGGACGATGACGATGCACACCCGATACTTGTTCGCCAGCTTCGTCAAAGGTCGAACGTCGCCATAATCACGCTCATAGGGGTCAACTTTACCCTTGCGCGGCTCTCGAAACATTTTGAGAACGTCCACAATCACCAAGGATGCAGCGGGGTGAGCTATCAACCATTCCTCCAACTCCTTCAGGCCGCCCTTTTCCGCCGTGGGTATCTGGATTTGGAAATCCAGCGCATCGGTGAATGATTCCGCGCCTTCGATTTCCTGCTTTCCCAAGCGGTCCTGAAGGCGAATAAATCCGTCTTCCAGCGCCAGATACAGAACGTCACCTTGTTCGGTTCGATGCCCCATGAACGGGATTCCGGCTTCCACGCAACGGGCCAATTGTAGAGAGAGCCAAGATTTCCCTTGCTTCGGGGGGCCGACAAGAAGAAGGCAACCGGCAGGGAACAAGCCCTCCACGATCTGGCGCGGCCTCTCAAATCGCCGCCGCATCAACTGCTTTGCTGTCAGTCTGACTTCTTCGGACTCATCTTCCGGTTCGGGCTTTGACTTTGATTTTCGCGCTGGCGCGCTCAGGGCGGCCCGCCTTCTACCAATCTTCTCGAAATTGAACTTCCCGCCCCAACCGGGGGAGTCGTCTTCTGCATGCGGTTCCATCTTTAATGCGTGGTGCGCGATGCAATGCGTTCATCAAGCCAAGCCGTCACTTCGGACCGAACGTAAGCGATACGGCGCGCCGATAGTTGGACTGGCTTCGGGAAGTGGCCTGTAGCGCTCAAAATGCCAAGCTGCATCGCGGAAAATGTGGTTTCGGCGGCAGCCTCCTTTGGCGACATGAGGCGAGGTAGAGATTTTTCGGACATGGATGCTCCTCTGCTGTTTCGTAAGACATTCCTTTCGTCAGCGATGACAGGGCGGGCAGCTGCAAGCCCGTGAGGGCGCGCAGAAATCCAGCCGGTCAAACCGTGACAAGGTTCAAATTGTTAGGATTTGTTAGGGTCAGCGCATAATGCAGGCAACGTTCTCGACGTGCAGGGCTTCCGCGCTTCAGGTAACAATCAGTCTCCTACACGCAAGATTATTGCGCGTCAACTCCCTTTTTGCACATTTTACGAAAAGGGGCCTCGTCGCGATATTAATCAAGATAAGCACTCCAATCGTCCATCAACTTGCGCCGCTTCGCCAGCGCGTCGGACCGACGATAAGCGGCCTCCGTCTTGTCTTTGAGCGTGTGAGCAAGCGCTGTTTCAATGACCTCGCGGGGGTGATGCGTTTCGTCACCGGCCCAGTCTCGGAACGAAGATCGCAAGCCGTGCAATGTCTCCGTGCCGCCCGTAGCTGCGCGCAACGCCTTAACCATGGCTGTGTCTGATATTGCCTTGCCTTCGCTCTCACCTTCGAAAACAAGAGCGCCTGTGGCCAATTCTTGCCGCTCTTTGAGGATTTCCAAGGCACGGGCCGACAATGGTACTCTGTGTTCCTTGCCTGCCTTCATCCGTTCCGCTGGAATGATCCATAGCGCGTTGTCCAGATCGATTTCAGACCAAACAGCGCCCCGCGCTTCGCCAGAGCGGGCCGCAGTCAGGCAAGCGAATTCCGCTGCAACAGAGGACACACCTTTAGCCGCCCGCAGCTTCTTAATGACAGCGGGCAACACTTTGTAGTCGATTGCCTCATGATGGCCGCGATACAGTTTCTGGCGGGCAGGGAGCAATTCCTTAAGGCCCCCGCGCCAGTCGGCAGGATTGTCGCCGGTATATAGACCGCGCGCCTTGGCATGGTCGATGACGGCTGCAATGCGCATGCGGGTGCGGTCGGCGGTTTCGGGCTTCTCTGTCCAGATGGGTTTAAGCGTCTCAACCACGTCATCTCGAGTAATGTCGGCCACGGCCTTCTTGTGCAGCGGTGCGGCGTACTTGTCGAGCGTCATGCGCCATGCAGCTTTGTGGCCCTTGCTCTTGGACTCGGTCATCTTCTTTTGGATCACGTCTTCCATGATCGCGGCGAAGGTCGGTCGCATCGCCAGTTCCTCACCGCGCGCCAGACGCTGCCGGATTCCTTCGGCTTTCTCTCTGGCGAGATCAAGGGAAACGGGCGCAGTTCCTTGGCCGTAGCCGCCAAGTCCTATCTCGGTACGCTTGCCGTCTCGCTTGTAGATGAAGAACCATTGCTTCGAGCCGCCCGCCCGTACACGTAAATAAAGCCCGTCACCGTCGCTATAAATGCCAGCGGTGGAAAGCTTCTTGATCTTCGTTTCCGTGAGTTTGTTCCGCGCCATTTCCGTATCCCGTTGCCATAACTTTGGGATGGAAAATACGCATAATATGCCGATTTACAAGGTCAATGCATACGTAATTTCAATGTGTTAAGAGGATCGGCGGACACCCCATCTGCCACCCTTTTTTATCATATGCTCCCGTTTGCCCTTACGCGCCCTATACGGTTCCGGTTCAAACTGGTTCCATGCCGTTTCGTACTATCCCGGTCATTTCCGGGTACCCAGCCGGGTATTAGAATCAAAAACTGGGTAAAGATGGAGCGGGCGTACTTACTGACACGGCGATTCTAAAAGCGAAGGTTGCATGACAGGCCCTACAAACTCGCCGACACGAACGTTCTTCACGGTTATGTCACGACCGGATCGGCTTCCAGCTATCGTGGTTTTGGGCGCACATTCTCATCTCTGGCTAAAGAGTTCAAAATCGTCCCTCATCTTGTAAAAGCGCGCACTGCCGTGCCAAGTGATGTTCTTATATTAGCGCGAGTCAATACGTATCGGCACAAGCGCTTCGAGGAGTTTTGTCACGCCATAAAAGCCACTGCACAATCATACAGTAGCTTTTATACGGAATAGACAGGTCAAATTCAGAACGAACAGACACTCGCGGCGAGACGGACGCATGCAAGCGTGTAGGGCAGAGAATGTCGCGATTTTCCGCGTGCCTGAGCAAATTGCTCAGCAGCCTGATCACAGTTTTCTTCCGCCTGGGTTTCGGCTTCTGCGATGGCTTCGGCACTGCCCTGATCGGCTACAGGCACGCGTGCCATACCGTAGACCTCCGCGAGGCTTTCCTGTGATTGGTACATGGTCTGCATAGGTACCATCTGACATCCATAGAAGGGCTGGCAAACGGTTTGCACTGTCATGCCGACATTGGTCCGGGTGTAGGATGGCTTTCGCGTAATATATATCGCAGTTGCCCACGGATATGTCCGGTAGATCGTTGAATTGGTAACGTCGCCGTGGATCGTTGACCCTTGAATGTTTGTGTAGGTCTTGATGTCGACGTTTGGAACATTTGATTTGCAAATATTCCGCGCCATCTCCTGTCGGGTGGTGGCCGCATCCGGCTGCTGAGAGCAGCCAGATGCCACTAATATTGGCCAGAAAAAGAATGTTGATTTTATAAAAGAAACCAT